AACAGCTTCCACGGTGCAGGAACTCGTAAACAATGATTATGTGGAATTCAGCGGATTCGGCGCGCTGGCCATAAATGCCGGCATTACCCTATCGGGCGGCACAAATGGCACAGTAACACCAGCAACGGCTTACCCGGCATACCTGGCATTAGCACGCAAGGCACGTTGGCAGACAATGGCGCTGACACAGAATAATGATACTTTCGCCGCGCAGTTCGCCAAGTTTGCAGAGGAAATGCGCGACACAGAGGGCAAGTACGTCCAGATTGTTGTTGCAAATTACGACGCAGCCGATTACCACGGGGTTATCAATTCCGACTGTGGTGTAATGATGGGCGACATCGAGGTAACTGCCGAAGAGGCGACTGCTTGGGTTGCCGGAATTACCGCTGGGGCATCCGTGACTGAATCGGCAGGTTCACAAGCGTTTGCAGGTGCAACACGAATTTTAAATACACGCACCAATTCCGAATACGAAGAAGCCCTACAGCACGGGATGTTTGTACTCAGGACGAATATTGACGGACAAATCGTACCAGAAAAAGACATAAATAGCCTGCATACATTTACAAGCAAGCTTTCAAAAGATTTCAGATTAAATCAAGTTATCCGCGTGCTCGATGAGGTCGGAACAAGGCTTACCGACACTTGGGAACGAAGCTACAGAGACAAAATCCAAAACAACGAAAATGGACGCAACGTTTTCAAGTCAGATGTTTTGACATATCTTAACGAGCTACAAAGAATTGGAGCCATAGATAATTTTGAGGGCGCAGACGATATTGAGATATCAGCAGGGAAAGAGAAAACGTCTGTCATGCTTACAATTAATAGACTTAATCCAATCGCCGCAATGGACACTCTGTATGCTCTTGTGTACGTAATATAGAAAGGAGGACTATAGATGGCATTAGCATTTGATGCAGTTCCCGTCCATGGAAGAGAAGGAACAGTTACCGCAGTTATCAGCGGAAACGTTGTAACATTGGGCGAGATTAAGACTTTAACCGGTTCTATAGAATTTAATAAAAGCGAGTACAATGTGCTCGGGGACAGAGCAACAAGACACAAGTATGCAGGATGGACAGGAACGGGATCATGCACCTATCACTGGCTGTCGCCGGTTTTTACCGCAATGATTATCAGAGGGGCAAAGACGGGAGTTATGCCGTTTTTCACAATTACCGCCACCAATGACGATCCGGCCAGTTCCGCAGGACGGCAAACTATAAAGTTAGGGCAGGTAAGTATTAACGGTGGCGATATCGTTCAGCTTGACGTGGACAGTGAATCATTGGAAGGAAGTTTTGATTTTACGTTCAGCGAAGTAGACGGTCTGGAATATTTCAATACACCAGTTTAAGGAGGATTTTTTATGAGTAGATTACAGGATTTATTGTTATTGCCGGATGTGTCGGAAATCAAAAAAGATATATATATTAGCAAACAACTTGGTTCGTTTGTGGTTGAACCATTAACCGAGAAGCAGTTGCAAGGATATCGTATACGGAGCAAAAAAAAAGATAACGATATTGATGTTAATAAGTTAAATTGCTTGGTTATTGAAAATCATGTAATAGATCCAAATCTTAAGGATGCGGATTTTTTGGAAAAAGCAAAGTGCGATACCGTTGCGGATTTTATTAACAGGAAATTTACTGCCGGAACGACCGCAAGGATTGTCAATAAAATCATGGAAATAAGCGATTTGAGCGATATTGACAAGGATATAGAAGAAGCAAAAAACTTATAGCGTCCGACGGCGAGGCGGCATATTGCCAATATGCCGTCCTTAACATGGGCTATAAGCCGCATGAGTTTGTCGGACTTTCCAAAGAATGCATCGATCCGCGAAAAGAAGAGGCTTTTGTAATTGCTTGTATAGGAAATAAAATAGATGATACAAAACGTCGGCAAAAAGAAGTACAAACAAAGCCGAGGATAAGGAAGAGGGGCAGGTGAACATTATATCATGAGTACGATCAGTAGCACATTGGCGCTTGAGGATCAAATGAGCGCCGTCCTTGCTAGTATTACTAATGCGATGACAGGCACTACATCAGCAACGAATGACCTTGTTCAAAAAATTGAACAATTAAGTTCGGTTTTTTCCCCGGTAGCAACTGATGCAGAAACAGCAGGAGATGCTGTAGATCAAATGAATCAGAGCTTGGCGGACACATCAGTTGTCGCACAAGACGCTGCTGATCCTATTGATGCCGTAGTTGATAGCATGTCGGCGGCCGAAGCTGCAATAAATACAACAAGCCAGGCCGTTGATGATGTATCTTCGTCTGCACAATCAGCGACCGAATCAATAACAGATACAGAAGACGCATTGCAAGTAATAAATCAAGCAACAACAAATACATCCGCAGCTATGCAATCAACATCATCATCAATATTGGCGGTAGAAAATGCACTTCAAAAAGCTTATGATGCCATGAATATCGCTTCGCAGAGCGCAGCCAATTACCAGAGTGAATTGGATAGGATCACGGAGGCCATGGATAGAAATGAAGCAAAAATACACGAATTAAACGCAGCACAGGAACTCGCGTATTCGGAAAAACGGCAATCCGTGATAGACAAACTCATAGCGGCACAAGATAAGCTTAACGGAACCTACGGAAGGACAGAGGTTGCACTAATGAAAGCAAATGCGGCCTATGGACAACAAAAAAGTAAGGTTGAGCAACTGGATCAAAAAATAAAGGAAATGTCAGGAAGCAAAGAAGCCGAAGAATGGAACAAGGAAATGCTCAAATCGGAACGCCAGCTTGCAAAGATACAAGATGGGCTTTCTGGAATTGCGCAAAAAATAAAAGGAGCAGCAAATCCGTTCGGCGGTTGGTTATCGAAAGCTGCCGGAGTATATAGCACCATGCGCCTGATCAACCGGATAACCAACGCTATCAAAGGTTCCGTTGTTTCAGTTCTTGACGCCACTGGAAAATGGGGGACGACCACTGACGGAACGGCGACGGTCATGAACAAATTTAATCAATCAATCGAAAAATCACAAAAGGCGATTGGTGACCAGCTTCTCCCACTCATGGCGATAGGATCAGAAATGGCGGCGAATGCATTTGACTGGATGGCGCAGAAGGCTGTAACTGCCGTTACCTGGATTAATGAAAACATTGATAAAGTCGTGATGGGATTAACGATACTTAGCGTGTTTGTGTTGGCGGCTGCGGCAATATGGGCCGCATCATGGGCACTTGCGAACCTGCCGTTGCTTCTGATCATCGGATTAATAGCAGCTGCATCTTCCGCGTTGGTTGATGCCGGGGTAACGGTAACGGATGTTTTGAGTGTTGCAGGTGCGGGGTTTGGGGTGCTGTACGGCGTTATAGATAATGTTGTAACATTGGCATGGAATGCGATAGCGTCCTTTGTGAATTTTATTGGTAATGCATTCAAAGACCCCATAGGGGCTGTAAAGGTTTTGTTCTACGATATGTCAATAGGAGTCCTTGAGGTTGTTGACGGTATGGTTAAGGCTATTATAGACCTTATAAGTATAATACCAGGCGTTAGCAGCGATATTGGCTCTGGGGTATCCGGGTATCTTGAGAGCAAGATAGAGGAACTTGGTGCTGCCCGTGATGCGGCAAAAGAAGCCATGGGCTGGGAAGAGTTTGTTGCTCCCAGAGAATACAAAGACATCAGTGATACAATGAATGAATTTTCCGAAAAATTTGCAGGTATCGGCGACAAGCTGGGCGGCATCGGGGATAAACTTACCAATTTTGATTTAAGTAAATACACCGCTGCGGGCCCAGGCGGCGGAAAAGCATTAAAGACTACCGGCGAAGTCAAGATTTCCGGCGAAGACATTAAGCTGCTGATGGATTTGGCAACTATTGATTATCAGGTAACCTATCAGACATTAACGCCACAGCTGTCTTTGAATATTGACACAATCAGGGAAACAGTTGACGTTAATTACGTTGTCGAAGAAATAGCGGCAGTGCTTGAAGAAGCTGCGGATTCGAGGGTGGTGCTGGCATGATAGATATCATTATTGAAACAAGCAACGGCGATTACGAGTTACCGATCGCGCCGGAAGAAATCGAAATATCAATACCCGGGAACAACGAAACAGTTAATATTATCGGAACCGGCGAAGTTGTAATTCCGCGTAAGCCAGGCCTTGCCACCTTCGTGATTGAAAGTTTTATCGAAGATGATGGCGACGAATTTATCGAATTTATCGAAGATTGGCGGGATTCCGAGCGGGCCGGGGAATTCACGGCGAGTGACATTGACATTAACATGGACGTGGTTGTCGACGACTTTAAACATGCTCGCAAGGCGGGAGAAGAACACAGAGTATACTACACC